TTACAACCTGTCCTTGAAGGTTCAGGTATCTTTGTTAAGAAGATTAACAAATGGGTACAACCTAAAAAAGGTTTCAATGTTATTGCTACTGCAAATACTAAAGGTCAAGGATCCGAAGACGGTAAGTTTATCGGTACTAATGTTCTTAATGAGGCATTCCTTGAAAGATTTCCAGTAACTTTTGAACAAAAGTATCCGTCTGTTGCTACTGAAAAAAAGATTTTGAATAATACTTTAAAGTCTTATGGTAAATCAGATGTTAAATTTATTGACAAGTTAACTACTTGGGCAGATGTAATCAGAAAAACCTACTTTGACGGTGGTGTTGATGAGATTATATCTACAAGAAGACTTGTACATATCACCCAGGCTTATTCAATCTTTAATAATAAGATGAAGGCTATTCAAATGTGTACCAACAGATTTGATGATGATACAAAAAATTCGTTTGTAGAGTTGTACACGAAAGTGGATGCCGGCGCTTCAGCTGACTCAATTATTGAGAACCAGAAGAAGGCCGAATTAAACTCTCAAATGGAAGACAATGATAGTGAGTCAGATGACGAGGTTGATGAAACTGATGTTATCTAAATCTATCAAACATAGTGTTAGTCCAGGAAAGGCGTCCTTAGGGGCGCCTGACCTTAAAGGTACTATCACTTTGGAACTAAAGAAGAAAACTATACAGGCAGTTTACAATCAAGTCGGTTTGTTAAACAATATGGGGTTTCCTAATTTTCAAAAAGGTGAACCAATTAACAATTTAATGAGAGAGATAAAAAAAGAAGTGAAGAAACAAAAGAAAGAACAAGACTTTGGTTGGAAAGATTTTTTAGAATTTTGGCCAATGTCAATCGTAGTACCAGGTATGTTAATACTAATACTATTAGGATCGGCAGGAGTAATATAATGAAAGATGAAGAATTTAACCACGCTGATAGACCTTATCAAAAATTAGATGATAAGATAAAAGAATTAAACTCTACAAGAGTCTTTAAGAAAGTTACACCTAAAGGTGATCTATCTTGGTATGTAAAATGGATTGCAAGTATAATGCTAATGATAGCAGTATGCTTTAGGGCAGCAGATGTCAACCACATATACGATTTGTATTTCAGTTTTGCTGGTACAATGGGTTGGTTGGTAGTAGGATTTTTATGGCACGATAGGGCATTGATATTTTTAAATGCTATTTTGTCAACAGTATTATTAACAGGAATATTAAAGGCAATGCTATCTTGTAGTGATTGTATGATACCATTATAATGAGAGGAGGTATATAAATTGAGTATAACAGTAGATGTAAGAAACGGAAATGTTGAACAAGCTATGCGTGTGTTAAAGCGTAAGGTTATGAAAGAAGGTCTTGTAAAAGAATTAAGAGAAAGACAATCTTTTGAAAAACCTTCTGAAAAAAAGAGAAGAAAAAAGAAGGAAAACATTGCTAATGTTAAGAAAAATAAGAAGAAATTAGAGAGAACTAGAGGTTATTAAGTTTTAAAGTTTTGCGTTGGTGAAGATAAATATATAATGTTGGGGCTATTCGTAAGTCCTCACGCAGAAACCCGACCAAGAAATTAGTCGGTGTCGCAAAACGCTGATTTGCTACTTTACAGCGATAAAAATAAAGTAGCACTTATAGATATTCACTAGGGAACTGGTAGGGATCCTCAGCCTAGTGAATTTCTATAAGTAGGGTTGACAAATAAAATATCGTACTTATATAATACAGTAGAACGCCATAATGGGTTCTATAAATTAACTTGCTTAACAAAGGAGATAAAATGACCAATAAAGCAATTTCAATCTTTAACCAATTAAGACCATTATCAGTAGGATTTGATGATATGTTCACACATTTTGAATCAATGTTTGACCATCAAAACGATACCTTAAATGCTAATGTTCAAAATTATCCACCATACAATATTGTAAAGACAGGTACAAATACCTATGATATACAAGTTGCACTTGCTGGATACGGTAAAAAAGATGTAGATGTATCGTTTGAAAACAGCGTCTTAACTATCAAGTCTATTAAAGACAATGATGTTAAAGAGGTTGAAGAAAACGAGGGTATGCTACACAAAGGTATAGCCAAAAGAATGTTTACAAAGTCTTTTACAATCGCTGAAGATGTTGAAATCAACGGTGCTGAACTGAAAGATGGTCTATTAAGTGTATCTATGGAGAGAATTATTCCAGATCACAAGAAGGCTAGAACTATTAAAATTAAGTAGTTTAAAAGACTAGAGGCGAGGCAGCATTGACTTTCTCGCCTTTATAATATATAATGATATTAGAATTAGATAAGTCTGATTCTATAATTAATCAAGTTGCTAAGGCAACAGAAAGAGTATATAATGAGTATAACAAACACAACAGCAAAAGTCCATTCAGAAGCATTATCTAAAAAAGTAAGATGGATTTACGACCTACACAAAAATAATCTATTACATTACGACCGAGAAAGATTACAAAGACTCTTAAATAAATGGTTTGAAGGAAAAAGAAATTCTTACTTAACTACTTTATTTAACGGCGCTTCTTTTAAAGATACATTCCAATTAGCAAATATTTTAGAAATTGTTGAACAATTAGATAATGATATAAAAAATCAGAAGGATCAATTTGAAAAAGAATTTTTAGAAGAAAATTTAGAGTATTTTAAAAATTTACTTACTAAAGGAAAACAATATTTAGTATTAGATGGTCAACATAGAATACAAGAAATAGTAGATTACTTTGAAGGCAAAACAGAATTTAATCCTTTAACAGAAATTTCTTTACAAATAGATGACCAACCAGGTCTTATTTCTATCAAAGGTAAATTTACAGAATTACCTGAAGAAATACAAACATATTTATTTAATACACCAATTATTTGTGTAGTTTATAATACAGGTGACTTAACTGAATTAGTTGAAGTCTTTATTACATCTAATAGTATGGTTGCAATGACAGTACACGAAAAAAGAATATTAAACTATAATAAGAATAATTTATTTTTAATTGATACTTGTTTACACTACACTAATATTAAATCAATGTTTCAACTTATATCTGGAATGACAAGTGAATATGATTTAAAAAATAAAGGCGATACTTTATTTGCTGCTGAAATGATGTGTTGGATTAATAATAATAATTTTGAAAATCAAACACACATATTAGATCAAGTATGTGGTCCTGTAAAATCAAGTAGAAAATCAAAAGATAAATCTAAAGTTTATATTTCTGAAACAGAAAGACAACTTACTAAAAAGATTTTAAGAATAATGGCAGACGGTTGCGCTTTGTATCCTGAAACAGACCTTAAAAAGTTTAGTAAATCATCTTTGTATAATTTGTTTTATACATTAGCATTTTTAATGCAAAAGAATAATATCTGGTTAACAGATGTAGAGTATTCAATTAGTGATCCTGAACTATTTGTTAAGATGTTTTTTGATGCTGAACTCGTTAGATTGAAAAGTCCTGGAACTAATTTTCCTTATGTTTTACCAAACGGTAAAAATAGAAATCAATTACACGACTACTCTTTTGCTAAACATAATGCAGATCAGAAACATCAATCAAAAGTATCTATGAAAGGTGAAGGTGGTTCTAAATATAAATTTAATGATTATGCTAGATTGAGATATTTAAAAGCAGATTTAGAAGAACAAATACCTGCTTTAGAATCACTAGGAATTATTACAAAATTAGGATCCAGAAAAGGTGAAAGAACTAGAGCAGAAATCCTAGCAGAGGAAGGTATACCACTATCTCAACAAAGTGGTTATCATATAGATGAGATTGTTCCTGTATCAAAAGGTGGTAATAGAACACCTGAAAATACTAGAGTCATTGATTCTAAAACTAATATGAACGATGGTAATAGAACTAAAAGAGTTATCGTATAAGTTGAAAGCAATAAGCATTGACTTCTTCGCCTCTTTAGTATATACTAACAGTATGAATAATTTATATAATGACAAAGGAGTGAATATATGAACATAACACAAAACACCTTATCGGTGTTAAAAAACTTTTCAGACATTAATCAAAACATTTTGGTTAAACCTGGAAATAAGATCCAAACTATTTCTACTATGAAGAATATTTTAGCAGAAGCTGAAGTATCAGAAAAGTTTGAAAATGAGTTTGCTATCTATGACTTGCCTGAATTTTTAAGAGCAGTTGAGTTATTTGAAAAACCTGCATTAAAATTTAATGGTGGTTCAAATGTAACTATAGCAGACGCCAATTCTAAACAATCAATCAAGTATTTCTTTGCTGATAAATCAGTTATTGTTGCACCAACAAAAGCAATCAATATGCCAGATCAGTATGTAGCTTTTACTTTGAAGAAAAATGATTTTACTAGAATACAAAAAGCAATTACTACATTGAATTTACCAGATGTTGCCGTAGTAGGTGATGGTAAAAACATTAAGTTAGTTGCTACTGATAAAAAGAATAAATCTTCAAATGACTATTCTGAAGTAATCGGAGAATCTGATAAGAAGTTTACTGCTTATTTTAAGGCAGAGAACTTAAAAATTATTAGTGATGATTATGATGTAGAAATATCTAAACAAAAGATAAGTCATTTTATCAACAGGAATAAACCTGTTCAATATTGGATCGCACTAGAACCTGACTCTGAATTTTAAGGGTTAGTCTATGGCTGATTTTTTATGGGTTGAGCAGTACCGACCTAAAACAATAGAGGACTGTATTCTACCAGAACAAACTAAAAAGACATTTTTAGAATTTCTTAAACAAGGAGAAATACCTAATATGTTGTTGTCAGGTACAGCCGGAACAGGTAAGACTACTGTTGCTCGTGCTTTATGTGAACAACTTAACGCTGATTATATCATAATCAATGGTTCAGACGAAGGTCGTCAAATAGATACCTTGAGGCATAAGATTAAAAACTTTGCTTCAACTGTATCTTTCAATACGGAATCCAAACACAAAGTCGTTATAATAGATGAGGCAGACTATATGAATGCTGAATCTGTACAACCTGCTTTGCGTAATTTCATTGAAACATTTTATAAGAATTGTAGGTTTATATTAACTTGCAACTATCCTTATAAGTTTATTGAACCATTAAGAAGTAGATTTACTCAAATAGACTTTAAGATAGTCAATGGTCAAAAGGTAAAGACAGCAACATCTTTCCTTAATAGACTAGGTAAAATCCTTGATGAACAAGAGGTATCTTATGACAAGAAGGTACTAGCCGAGTTGATCCAGAAACATTATCCAGACTTTAGAAAGACTATTAATGAACTACAAAGGTATTCAGTTAATGGTAAAATTGATAGTGGAATCTTTTATAATTCAAAAGAGGCAGATATAAAGAGTTTATTTGCGTCTTTAAAGAAGAAAGACTTTAACGAAACTAGAAAATGGGTAGTGAATAACCTGTCCGTAGCACCAAATGATCTGTTTAGAATCATTTATGACTCAGCAAAAGAGTACCTACAACCGTCATCAACACCACAAGCAATACTTTTATTAGCAGGATACCAATATAAATCAGCATTTGTAGCCGACCAAGAGATAAATATGGTTGCTTGCTTGACAGAAATAATGGCAACTTGCAAATTTAAATAACATTTATATAAGAGGATATAAGATCAATGGCACGAAGAACATTTTGGCGAACAGCTATAGTCAAATTGCGAATGTGGTATGCAGATATACGAGGACATCACGGTAAAAGATATAATTACGAACCAGGTGAGTGGTATATGGGCAGACATAACAAACGCAAATAATAATGGCATACGAATTAAAAGAATACTTAAAAGCGATCAACGAGTCTAAAGAAGACTTAATGAAATCAGATGAAACCTGGGTTAAAAAGTACCCAGCATATATCATTAATCGTTGTTTATCTATGTTTTGGGATACTCTTCCACAAGCAAATGAAATGAACGGCTATCACTTTTTGACCAACAAGGTGCAGTTTCAATTTTTAATAAATAGTGTTAGAAAGAAAAAACGATTTGGTGGACGCTGGTTAAAGCAATCCAAATTGTCTTCTTTAGAGTGTGTAAAAGAGTATTACGGCTACAGTAATGAAAAGGCTAAAGAAGCTCTCAGCATACTTTCAAATAAACAAATTGAAAATATTAAAGAAACCTTGAAAAAGGGTGGGAGAAAAAAATGAGTGAAGAATTACAATGGTCGCCTGAAAGTATGTTAGAAGTAACTATCAAACAACCAGATGACTTTTTAAAAGTTAGAGAAACTTTAACAAGAATCGGCGTTGCAAGTAGAAAAGATAAAACACTATTTCAATCGTGTCATATACTGCACAAACAAGGCAAATATTACATAGTACACTTTAAAGAACTTTTTGCTTTAGATGGCAAGAAGGCAACTTTAGTTGAGAACGATATTCAAAGAAGAAACACAATCGCAATCTTATTACAAGACTGGAACCTAATTGATATAGTTAAAAAAGATGAGGCAAATAACAAGGCGCCTTTAAGTCAGATAAAAGTATTACCATTTAAAGAGAAAAAAGAATGGAATTTATCTGCTAAATATAACATAGGAAAAAAGGTTACAACAGATAGCGATAATGCAGATACCAAAGTTTAAAGAATTTTTTGTAGAACAGGATTTAGAGCGTAAAGAAAAACCTATAACGGTTGCTATTATTACAATAGCAGACTCTAAGGATCCTAAAGAGAACACAACGGCTGATCTTATATCAAAAGCGTGTAAGAAAAAAGGCATAGAGTGTGTTATCGTAAATACAAAAAGTACAATCATCACACAAAAAGACGAAGACAAAAATACTTTAACAGTATATAACTATGACGGCAAAGGTGCCGAGCATACTTTCGTAGGCAAAGACACAATAGCCATAACAAGAGGTGGTGCTGTAGAAGACGAGGCAGGATTATCTTTAATATCTGCCTTTCAAAACTCACAAGCATTTATGGTCAACACAAGATCAGCAATGCTAACTTGTGATAACAAATTAACATCAGCATTATTGTTTGAAAAATTTGGTATACCCACACCTAAAACTGCGTTTATTTCTAATGAGAACAATATAAAAGCTGGACTAGATATGATTGGTAGTAAGTTTCCAATTATAATGAAAACACTAACAGGTACACAAGGTGTCGGAGTAATTAAGATTGAAAGTTATGAAGGTCTTGTTGCAACTGTACAGGCAATGTGGAAGTTAGAAGCAGAAGTTTTAATACAAGAATATATGCCTACAAAGTTTGATGTAAGAACTTTTGTGGTAGACAATCAAATATTTGCAAGTACAAAAAGAACTCACAGTAGTTATGATTTTAGATCAAATACTCATAGAGGTGCTGAGGCAGCGCCTTATAAATTAAGTGATGAAGAACTTGATCTAGTTTTAAAAACTGCTAGACTATCAAAAGCATATATGGTTGGCGTAGATCATATAGTTTACAATGGCAAACCTTACATATTAGAAATTAATGGTAGTCCAGGATCAGGTGCTGATTATGAAGGATATCAATACAAAGATTACTATTCTGATCCAGAACCAACTGGTAGAATAGACGGCGAAAAAATGATGTCGTATGTAATAGATCATATTAAAACAAGAGCCCATTGGGATAGACAATCACTTGTTGAATGTGGTTGGTTAGAAACTGTTGATGTTGGTGATGTAGGAAAAGTAAGAGCAAAATTAGATACTGGTAACGGATCAGCTGCTTGTGCTTTACACGCTGATGAAATTATAGAATCAAAAGGCAAAATTGTTAAGTGGAAATATGATGGTAAAGTTTATACTAAACCTAAACACGGAACAAGTGAAGTCTTTAGATCAAATGCAACAGACGAACCATCAGAAAAAAGACCTACAATATTAATAGACCTTACATTTAATAATTTTACATACAAAGATGTAGAGGTAGGATTAGATAGTAGACCTAGATCAGGCTCAGACTTGCTAATCAATAGAGATTTAATGCGACAAATGAATGTTAGTGTCAATCCTAATAGAACTTTTGTGTTAAGTAAAAGATTAAGACCGATTGAAAAAGAAGGAAAAGAAGATAAAGTTGGATTTGAAAAGAAATAGCAGCTTGACAAATGTATCAAAGTGTGATACTATTAGATAATAA